CCGAGCCTCGAACTGCCCGCACGGCAATTGACGGTAAGCGTCGCGGCCAATCAGACCAGCAACGTCAATGTCTATGCTGGCTTCGTCCAGCCTTTGGTCGAACCGCTGATCCAGAATAATCGCTGGTATCTTTTTGCCGATCCGCCGACCGCGCCAGTCTATGTCTATGGCTATCTGAATGGCGCGGAGGGACCGCAAGTCACCACAGGCCCGGTCCCCGGCGTGGATGGCATTGAGGTCAGCGTGATCTTCGACTTCGGCGTCGGCGCCATCGATTGGCGCGGGGCTTGGTTCAATCCAGGCACCTGATCGCTCTCACCCTTTCTCATCATCGCAACCGCGCAACGGGCGTCCTTCGGGGCGCCTGTTGCGTTTCAGGAGGTTCATTCCATGCGTAACTTCATCCAGCCGGGCAATAGCCTGGCGATTGCTGTGCCCTATGCGACAGGCATTTCCGCTGGTCAGGGTGTCTTGGTCGGTGCGCTGTTCGGTGTGGCCGCCGTGGATGGCGCGCAGAACGCCATGATCGAGGCGCAGACCCAGGGTGTCTTTGACCTGACAAAGGAACCCGCGCTGGCTATCGGCGCCGGTGTGCGGGTGTTCTGGGACAATACCAATCGGCGCATCACCACCATCGCCACGGGTAATTTTCAGGTGGGCATCGCGACCCAGGCCGCACTTGCCGCCGATGCCACGGTGCGCGTCTGGCTCAATCGTGTGCCGGCGGCAGGGGCGTGAACATGGCGAACCTGCTGGCGCGTGACCATGAACGCATGCAGGGCGTGCATCCTCATCTGGTGCGGGTGGTGATCGAGGCGCGCAAGGCCGCACCCTTCATCGTGCTGGAAGGGCTGCGGTCCCGCGAGCGCCAGGCGAAGCTGGTCGCGCTTGGTGCCTCGCGCACCATGAACAGCCGGCACCTGACGGGCCATGCTGTGGATCTTGGCTATTGGCTCGATGATGGCGATGGTGTGCCGGAGAATGGCGAAATCCGCTGGGATTGGCCGTTATACGCGCAACTGGCCAGTGCCGTGAAAGGGGCGGCGCAGAAACTTGGTGTCGCCATTACATGGGGCGGTGATTGGCCGAGCTTCCCCGATGGCCCGCATTTCGAATTGGATCGGGGAAAATACCCATGATCGCGGGACTTCTCCCCGCGCTGGTGCCGATCCTGGGCGATGCGCTTAAACGCCTATTCCCCGATGCCGAGGCGCGGCAGCGTGCGGAGGCAGAACTGAATGCCGCCCTCCTCGCGCGCGCCGGTGAATTGGAGAGAGCCGCCGCCGATATCATCAAGGCGGAAGCGCAATCGGAACATTGGCTCGCCGCCTGTTGGCGTCCGCTGATGATGATCACCTTTGGTATTCTGATCGTACTCCGCTGGCTCGGCTGGTCAGCGCCCGGGATCAGTGAGGCCGAGGCTCTCAAGCTCTGGAACATCGTGGAGATTGGCTTGGGCGGTTACGTCATTGGTCGTTCCGCCGAAAAGACGCTGCCGCGCATTGTCGAGGTGCTGAAACGATGAGTGCCTTCGATACCGCCATGGCCAGCCTGATCGCTGATCCGCATCTTGGCTGCGATGCTGAGTATCGCCAGGGCGGCACAGGCGCACCGATTAGCCTGCGCGTGCTGCGTTCATCGCCCGACCGCCTGGCAGATGCTTTCGGGACAGAGATGATCTCAGCCAGCGATATTCTCTCACTCGCCATCGTCACCCTGCCTGACCTTGCGGCGGGCGATAGTTTCTCAATCGGCAGCGAAGTGCTCACCGTCCGCCAGGCCGAACGCGACGCCACCGGCACGGCCTGGCGCGTCTTTTGCCAGCGATAGGCACGCGGCATGAGGCTTGGCACGCAGCTGGTCGGTGATCTTCGCAAGATGCTGGCCGAAGAATTACGCGCGGGCGAACGCGCCGCCATGACCGCGATCCGCACCGAGACTGCCGAGGTCAAAGCCGAACTCCGCCAGCAAGTGACCACCGCCTTTGCCGGCAATGCGCGCGGCATCGCCAATGCTTGGCGGTCCATGGTGTTTCCGCGCTCGGGCCAATCACTCCGGCCTGCCGGGTTGGTATTCACCAAAGTCCCCAAGGTGATTGATGCTTTTGAGCGCGGCGCGCTGATCCGCGCCAAGGGCGGGCGGAAGTTCCTCGCCATCCCCACCGGCTTTAACGCCGCGCGTGGCAGGCGTGGGCGGGGCGAGAAAGGCATGCGCGTGACGCCAGCGCAGATGGTGGCCTCGGGCCAGGCGTTTCTGCGGCCCTTCAAATCGGGGCGCGGATTTGTTTGGTGCCTGCCACTCCGCGCCGGCGAACAGGCAGGGCGACGGCGGCAGCGCCTGCGGTTGATCGCCGGGGGTGTGACAGAAGTCGGCACCGCGCATCGCCGCGGCCGAGAGGCCTGGGCGCGCGGGCTGCTCGCGCGCGGCATGGTGCCGATGTTTCTGCTGCTGCCGCAGGTGAAGCTCACAAAACGCCTGGACGTAAAGGGCGCGGCGGAGCGTGGCCTGCGCCGCCTGCCTGGGCGTTTTGTGGCGGCCTGGGCCGCCGAGGCAGGGAGGCCGCGATGAGCCTGCGTGAAGCCGCCCTGACCGCCCTGTTCGCGCGCCTGAACGCCAGCTTGGCCGCGCGCAACCCGGCGCCCAGCATCCGCCGCAATGAGACCGTGCCGCAGCGCTTGCCCCAAGGCGGGCTGGTGGTGCTGCGCGATGGGGAGAGTGTCGCCGAAACGCCGATCCTCTCGCCGCTGGCCTTTGCCATCGAGCATCGTGCGGAGATTGAAGTGTTGGCGGCGGATAATGCGCTGTTGGATGCGCTGCTGGTTACCATCGCCGTCGCCGTCACCGCCGATCCCATGCTGGGTGGCGCGGTGGAATGGGCTCAGCCCGGCAGCGCAGATATCGAGGATGTTGAATTCGAAGGCGCCGCCAGCGCGCGTGCCGCAAGCCTGCCTGTCGCCCTGTTCTTTACCGCCACCGGCTCACCGCTGGCCTGATCGCCTACCAGGAGAAACCCCATGCCCCGTGCCATTGGCGCGAATGCGCGCCTGTTGATGATTCCCGAGGCCAGCTATGGCACCGCGCCAAGCGGCAATTGGCGGCGCATGCCTTTTCTGTCCTGCAATCTGGGCGCGGAGCAGCCTCTGCTGGATGCGGATGTGATTGGCATTGGCGGCAATCGGGATACCGGCGCGCCGTTATTGGATACGGTGACGGTGGCGGGCCAGGCGGTGGTGCCGATTGACCTGATCAATTTCGGCCATTGGCTGCGGTTGCTATTCGGCCCACCGACCACGAGCGGCACCAGCCCGAATTTCATCCATAGCTTTGGCTCGGGCCTTGCGGCGCTGCCTTCGAACAGTATCGAAATCGGCTATCCTGATGTGCCGAATTACGATGTGTGCACAGGCGTGCGCGCTGATACGCTGGAGATGGATTTCACGCCCACCGGTGCTGCCAGCGCGACGATTGGGCTGCTGGGTCAGGGCTCGCTCCGCGGTGCGGCGAGTTCCGGCGGCACGCCAAGCGGCGCGGCCTTTACCGCCTTCAATAAAGCGCAGGGTTCCATCACGCGCGCCGGCGCGGCGCTGGCGCAGGTGACCGGCGCGCGGATCAGCTTTTCGAATGGGATGGAGACGGTGCGCACGATCCGCGCTGACCGGAAGGTGGAGGGTGTGGACCCCGGCATTGCACGCTGCACCGGGCAAATCACGGTGCGGTTTGAGAATACGGTGTTGCTAGCGCAGGCGCAGGGCGGCACGCCGGCAGAATTCGCCATGGCCTTCACGATGGATGCCAATCGCAGCCTGACGATTACGCTGCATGAGGTTTATCTGGCGCTGGCCAAGACCCCGATCGAAGGGCCAGCGGGGGTGGAGGCGAGCTTTGATTTCAGGGCGGCGTTCAATGCCACGACGGGGCGGATGATGACGGTGGTGCTTAGGAACCAACAGGCGGGGGCGGAGTATGGGTAGTCTCAAGTATCTTCACATGAAAAATGAGCAGCGCGCTCGGGGTCGGAGGATGCGGCGGTCCGGGATGCGGGCCGCTGCTCCTGGATTCATTTTTTTGTCTGGCTTTGCCGAAAATCCTTGCCGAGTGTTTTCTGCTAAGTTTATGCTTTGAGAATTACACACCCCGGTGGTTCGTATATTGGTGAGGAGTAAATTGTGATCGACCCATCCATCGGGGCCATGCTTCGAAGTCGGTACACTATTCGCCGCTTCTTCGCCCTTTATGGTTTCATCTTGGTGGTGATCCTGTTGCTGCTCTGGGTACTCACAACAAACCTCGAGGCTGGCTCCGCTGCGCGAGATGCATCAACAAATTTTCTGGGTAACTTCGCAGCAACGGTTGCGATCTTCTTAGTAACCTATGGGTTTTATGTGTTTGTCACGCCGCCTGGCCTTAGAAATGCGGAGGTGCTCCCACTCCGCAGCGCAGAAATTGCCGACGAAATCGTCGATGTGAGCAAGGCAGCGTCCGACTACTGGTTTTGGGGGCGGAGCGGCAGCTACTTCAGAGCCGTTGTGCTGCCGCGTCTTGCCGAACTGGCGCGGAGAGATCGTCAACATGTCACGGTTCGCATTGTGCTCCCGGATCCGGATGGGCCAGGAAACGATCTTCGCTATGCTGCAATAAAGCACGGTCTGGGCGAGACGGCAGACCAAAATACGCTCGCGGCCAACGTTGTTGCGACAGTTGTCGCCGCCGCCGCCGCCTCGGCCCAAAATCCCTACCTCCACGTACACATTGGTCTATGCGCGACGGTGCCAGCCCTTCGCTACGACCTTGCGACATCAGGTGGGTTAATCACGCGTGACGCGCGCAGCTTACCAGCGATCCTCGTTAACGCAGGAAATCCATACTTTGAGATGTTCCGCGACGCAGTCGAGAACGAGTTGGCCCAGTCGCGTAAAGTCACTTGGGACGATAACGCCACTGTTCTCCACGAATCAGGCGAAGTGTCCGTTGCGGATGCGCTCACGGTGGTGAGTGGCCTTACCGTTAAGGATTCTGCTATCATAACGGCTGCCTCATCGCTGCTGGCTTCAAAGACCCACCGCTATGCGTAAAGCCCTGATAGCGCTTCTGCGCGCTGACGGCCGGGTCAGGCATCACGATCCATCTACCATGGCATGGGTCACGTCATTTTTTGCGGACCATGTGGAGTCACGGCTCGCGCAGGATGCTCGGCGGCACCCCTTGGGCTTCTTCTTTTTGACTGAGGAGATCAACGCTAGCCTTACTCTGCGCTACCATGTTTGGCCTGTTGGCTGGGCGATTCCGCATGGCCAGGAAGGTAGTGAAACGCATGATCACTACTACGAATTGAATTCGCTCATCATCCAGGGATCGCTGCACCAGAAAACGTTCAAAACAATCGACGATATGTGCGGAACTCACGATATACTGGAGGTGGATTATGCAACTGGGAGTTCCTCCCTTCGCTGTACGGGCAGCAAGACAAATCTCGATGTGGTTACAGAAGATACCTTTGGTGTGGGGACTGCATATCGTCTTGAATCCGGCTTGCCCCACTATGTCGAAGTAAAGGAGCGACCCTCCGCTACTTTGGTGTTGAGCGTGAAGGTTGAAAACGCCCCTCCGCCGCGCGTCTTCGTTCCAACTCATCTTGCTGCCCCTGGCGAGTTTGTCCGTGCGGGCCTCACCCCGGCCGAGTTAGATGATGCGCAGGCTGCCATCTACGGTTTGCGCAGATCGCTTCCAGAGTCATGAGCTGAAGACCGTAGCTTCACGATCTAGGGCCAGTACTACGGGCCGGTATAGGCTCAAGCGCCGCTGCTCCGCACTGCCTCCGCGTTTCAATCTATCTTTTTATAATAGCGCCTTTGACATGAACGGCGCGAAGCTCCGCTCCGTCGAGAGAGCAACAGCTGTCGCCAAAACCCTTCAGGTAGAATGTACGGCTCACATTTGCCCTTAAGTATATCGAGCGCTGAGCTTTTTCCCGAAGCAACCTCGTCGACCTCAACCTCAACTCAGGAGACTCTGAGATGCTCACCCTCGACCTCCCCGTCGAGCCCTACTGGCTCGCCCTCCCACGCGGCGTCCGCGTGGAAATCCGCCCCGTCACCACTGCCGTGATGGCCGCCGCCCAGGCAGCCTCCGCCCGCCGCCTCAGCGCGCTGCGTGCGGCCGAGCTGGAGCTAGACCCCGACATGGCCCGCGGCCTCGCCTTCGCCTTCCTGGTCAAGGCCCTGGCCCGTCACGCCATCCTCGCCTGGGAGGGCATCGGCGACGCCTCCGGTAAGCCGCTCTCGCTTTCCGCTGATGCGGTGGAACGCCTGATGGATCTGGACGACATCGCCGCCGCCTTCTGGGACCGCGCCACCGCACCAGTCGCCACCGTGGCCACCGAGGGAAACGCCTAAGGGCCCGCGCCGCATGGCATTTCGGCAGCGGGCCCGAATATTGTCGCGGCTGCGCGGCCATCGCGCGCGATTGCGGCGATAGCTGCCCCTACACGGCACACGCACCGGTCAGCATTGAGGCCCATGCCTGCTGGGCTGCCGGCACTGGCTGCGCTGAGGCCAGCATGGCCGGCATTACGCTCAACCTCGCCAATGCGCTGGCCGCCGCACGTGATCTCGGCGCGCAGGGTTGGGCCGCTTCGGAAATGCTGATGGCGATGCGTGTCGGCATGGCGGAAGGCATCGCCACACGCGGCAGGGAGGAAACGCCCCATGGCTGACGCCACCCGCCGCGTCTCGGTGCGCCTGTCCTTGGACGACGCCGCGCGCGTAAAGCAGGAACTGCGTGAGGTCGGTGAGGCCGGCCAACGTTCCCTCGCGCGTATTGAGGGCGGCGCGGAACGTGCGTCCCGCGCGCTTGATTTGCTGGATATCGCCGTGCGCGGCGTGCAGATCGCGGGCCTCGCTGCCGGGCTGCGCGCGGTGGTGGTGGCCGGCGATGCGCTCACCCAATCCATGGGCCGGCTGAATACCGCGCTCGGTTCGGTGGAACGCGCCGGGGAAATCTATGACAGGCTCTATCAGGATAGCCTGCAAACCGGCGTCGCGGTGCGTGAAAGCGTGGACGCCTTCGCGCGGTTTTCCATCGCCGCGCGGGAGATTGGCGCCACTTCGGATCAGGTTGCAACGCTCGTCGGCGGCTTGCAGCGTATCGCCATCGCCTCGGGCGCATCGCAGCAGGAAATCTCCTCCGCCACCCAGCAGCTTGCCCAGGCCTTGGCATCGGGCACGCTGCAAGGCGATGAACTGCGTTCTATCCTGGAAGGCCTGCCCACCCTTGCGCAGGCGCTGGCGCGCGAGCTTGGCGTTTCCATCGGTGAACTCCGCAAGCTCGGCTCTGAGGGCAAGCTTACTGCTGATACGGTGTTCCCCGCGCTGCTGGGCGCCGTTGAAAAGCTGAATGGCGAATTTGAACGCGCGCCGCTTTCGGTGGGACGTGCCTTTGGGCAACTCACCGTCGCGACGGATCAATTCCTCGCCCGGCTGGATCAAGCCATCGGCCTTTCCAACACGCTGGCCCAGGCGCTGTCTGGCGCGGCGCGCGTGCTGGATGGCGTGCGGCGCGGCTCCGGCCTTTTGCTGCCAACCGAGCAGGAGGCTGCGCGCCGTGCGGAGGCCGCGGCGCTCCGCGCGCAAATCGCGCGGCTTGAGGCTGAAATCGAAGGCCAAAGCCTGCCGGCCGAACCACGGCGCGGCACTATCCGCAGCGGCCTGGTCGGCACCGCGCAGCAGCAGGCCGGGGTGGATCGCGCCGCCCGGCTGGAGGAACTGCGCCGGCAATATCAGGAACTCTCTGAGGAAATCACGCGCGGCGAACAGGCCGCCGGCGAGAGGCAGCAGCGCGAGGCGGAAAGCGCCGCTGCCCAAGCTGCCGATGCACGCCGCCGTCGCGCCGGCGCGGATGCCGAGGAATTGCGCCGCACGCTCGATGATCGCTTTCGCATCAATAGCGAATATGAGGACCGTGTCCGCCGCCTGCGTGAGGCTGAGGCCGCCGGTGGCATTACCGCCGCGGATCGCAGCCGGCTTGAAACCCTGGCGCTGCAAGAACGTGATGAGGCGCTGCGCCGTATTGAAGGCACCACCCGCCGTGTGGCCGCCATCCCACCCGCTGATCGCGCGGCGGAACGTGAGTTGAATGATCTGCTGCGCGAACGCGAAAGGCTAATCCTGGATAATGAGAATGCCTATGAACGCTATCAGCGCCGTCTGGAACGGCTGGGAGATTTGGCAGAGCGTGCCGAGCGTGCAGGCAGGCCGATCCCGACCGAGACCATCGCCCGCGAAGGCGAACGCGCGCTGAACGAATTGGAGGAGGCCGAGCAGCGCATCAAGCGCAGCACGGAGAATACGCGCGACGCCGCGCGGGAATTGGGCTTTGCCTTTTCCTCGGCCTTTGAGGACGCGATTGTGCGCGGCGCCAGGCTGTCTGAAGTGCTCAAGGGCCTGTTGCAGGACATGACGCGCATCATCGCCCGGCGCACCATTACCGAACCGCTGGGTAATGCGGCCTCGGCCGGGCTTTCCAGTATTGGCGCAGGGAATTGGCTGAATGATATCGGCACCGCCATTGGCGGCTTGTTTCGCGCCGATGGCGGTCCGGTGGCGGCGGGGCAGCCTTATATCGTTGGCGAACGCGGCCCCGAATGGTTTGTGCCAAACCAAGCCGGCACGGTGCTGCCGAACGGTAGCGCGCCAGCCGGCACCACGATCAATACCTCCATCGCCATTGATGCGCGCGGCGCTGATGCGGGGGTGGAGGCGCGGCTGCGGATTTTGGCTGGGCAGATTGCGCGGCAGGCTTCCAGCATGACGCTGGATGCCATTCGCCGGGGCGGCAGCGCTTATGAAACAGTGCGGGGGTAACAGCCATGGTTGAATATGCCTGGCCCGAGGCGCTGCGCCCGACGC